CTCGGCTTCACTTAGTGAGCTTTCTTTACGTGCCCACTTTGAAGTGCTGTAGTCAGCATAACCACCTTTGCTGGTTTTAGTGATTCGGAAATCCAAACCACGTAGCAAATCAGTTGGTAGTTCTTCTAACTCTGGATCCATCAATGCACCCTTGATGGTTGCAAAAATTTGCGGGCCGATAATAAAACGTCGGATAGGGTTTTCTGGGGTCTTGTCATCCCCAAGTGGGTTTTCGCGAATAAAGCCCTGGAACAAGTAACTACGCTTTTTCCAGTATTTGCGGCCCATGTCTTCTAGACTCTTGTCTTTAAACCAAGGGCGAACCTCGGCCAAGATTGGGCAAGCCTCGCCCCACATCTCCACACAAGGTACTTGTACTTGTACTTGTTTGGATTCCATTTCACCTTTGATTCCGGCAAACGGGAGTTTGATCATGGCACGTTCGACCCAGAAAAAAGTATTCTTGGGGTCGCCGTCGGGCAAGAAACGCACTGTTGCGCTTGCGCCTTCGTCCATGTTCCAGTGGGGGTAAATTGCGTTGTCACCGCCTGTTGTTTGACCGCCTTTGTTAGACTCTGCGGCTGCGAGTCTTGCGCGGATTTCTGATAATGATGCCATGATATAAGTTTCCTTTAAAAGTGCCTAAGTTTGCTTAGTGTGTGCCTAGTATATTGCCTAAGTGCGCACACTGATTGTAGTGTACACGATATATTTAGTATAGTCAAATAAAAAGGCAGAAAAATCTGCCTTTTTTGTAAAACTGGCAAAAGCAGTTTACTTGAGTAATCTTTTTAACTGAATCAAAGGATCAACACTTTCACTGCTCATGTTGCTTGGTTTGGTCATCATAACGCCAGCAGTATCAAGATTTTCTTTTGGTTCTTCTTTTCTGGCGGAAAGTATTTCGCCCAACTTGCTTATGGCACGGCTCAGACCAACTTTACGATTATCAATCCTTGAATCTTTTTCAAATCTTCTTGGTTCTTTGCTTCCACCTGCAAATGCTTGGCTGGCAATTCTAGCACCTTTTTGCATACCTGTAGAATGACTACGGTCTGCAACATCGTCAACTGCTTTGTTAACATAGTTGCTTAGTGTTCCCTTGCTGAGTTCACCCAACTGTTCCTCGTCACGATCATGTGCCATTGCTGGCTTGCCGTGTTGAGCATGTGCAGGAATACCTGCCTTGTGCTGTAACGCCTTTAACAAATCTTCATCGCTGCCATGTCCCAACTTGTCTAGCAAACTTCCACCAACTTTTTTAACAGTATCCATCATGCCCTCATCAACGTCATTGGTGGCAGGTGCGCCGGTAGTGGCTGTTATATCAATGCCCAATTCCCCTAGTCTGTCAATAATAGCAGGATTGTCCCAGACATTGGCATTGGGGTCTTGGTCTGCTAAATCGTTGATTAAATCAAACAATCGGTCATCACCCACTAGATCATACAACTGTTCAGTTGCGTTGCTTCCATCAGGACCAACTGGCAAAGGCTGGCTCATTAATTTTTTAAGTCTTGTGTCAGTTTCTGGACTGTCGGGCAATGCCCAGGTACCTTCTGTGACATTGTTTGCCCAGTTTTCAAATTCGTTGATTTCTTTCATGTTGGTTTCCTTGATTTTTATCAGAAGCGGTAATGCGCTTTCTATTCTTGGATCTAGATATTTTTCAATAAACATAGAACGCACAGCGTCTACGGTATTGTCACTAGGATTGGCCGCGGCTGGATCAAAACAGTCACGCTCTTCAAGATAACCACTACGGCTGATCATTCTACGTGCTTTGTCTTTGAGCTCGCTATAGTGTCGAATTCCTGCTTCAATTAACGAGTGAGTTGATTCATCAAAATTCTTTTTCTTGGATGCTCGAATAAAACTGGACATGGTGTTAATTTCACCAATCATCTGACAAATATGTTGCCCAAACGGATCGTAAGGATTGCCACCTTCGCTGACATGGCGTGCCATAACACGACCGCCTGTTAAGTTGCGGAATGGTAGCTTAAAACGCTCACCATCGGGTGTTTCTACAAACAGACTTTCAATTGCACGATATCTTGCTTCACCTTCACCAAGGTTGCGATTGTGCTTGATCATCAAGCGAGTTTTCATGGGCTCATCGCTGTAGCTGACATTTTTTTTGCCGTAGTAGCCTTCAAACAATCCTTCTTTGATTGCTGACAATCCTTGCATGGTATATTTGAGTCTGTTGATATTGTTAAGTTCAAATGTGAGTAAGTTTCTAGAAGCAAAGTTTTTCATTTGTGCTAAAAAATCATACCACTGTTTTTTGTCCTCAGATTCCATGCCACGGCCAAGATTGTCACCATAATAAACTTCAAGTTCGTTGTCTTGCCCCATTAAAATAACAACAGTACCATAGTTGTTGTTTTCTGTTTTCCAATCAAAAGAAAAGAGGTCAGCATCGCTGGCATTCATTACTGGTTTGCCCTGAGCATCCAGCATTTCGGGTTCCAAGTCCTTGGTTACCAAAAGATTATATAAGTTTTGTCCGGCAGTCTGTTCCATATGAATTATTTATCTACATTGTCATTACAAATGGCAGGGGTTCTATTATATTGTCTCGGTGATCGCGCATTTGTACGTCCAATGACGGATAGAAACTTTGCAGGGTTTGCAACATTCTAACCACAAGAAGTGAAGCCATTACTAGATCATCAGTTTCGCCTGGTTTGGCTTGATAAGATGCACCCGAAGCTACAAAGTTCTTGAGTTCGGATACCAAACTTGCGCTGTTGATTGTCATGCGATTTGATTCAATCATGTGTTTAAACTTGGCGCAGGCCGCAAGTTTGGGTTTGTTGGATGTGTTAAAACCTTTACGAACTCTACGCCCACTAACTGATCCACCAATTTCACTTAAGAAATATCCCTCAATGTTTTCTTCACCAAATTCAGCAATTGATATCAAGGCAGCTTCGCCAATACTGTTGTTTTCCACGCTGTAATAAATGCTCTTGGGGTCTTTGACCACTTCGTTGATTTGTCTAATAATGTCTGTAAGTATGCGTACTTGGGTAGGAATGTCACTGCGATTGTGTCTCCATTCAGCAATTTGTTCTGTTGTACTAGCATCAAACACCTGAATGGCAGCAGGATCTCCACCAGTACCTAAACTGGGATCAAGCCCTATAACGTAAATTGAATCTGGTACTGGTTTTTTGTACCAGCGTACCTCACCAGTTTTGTAAATTGGATCTTTGCCTGCCAAATCAAACAACTTTGTGGGGGCTATCAATGTTTCATCTGCAATGATAAATTCACAGTCCATCTCTCGGCGGAATCTATCAATCCCAAGCGCCGCACGTTGTTGTGTTGCCCATGCGTCATCTCGGTCAGGATGTTCATTCCAAAAAGCTCTAAATGCTCTAAACCCGTTTTGTCCAACTTCTGTGGGGTTTCCGTATTCATCTTCGCAACGGTTGGCACCTTTCCACAACAAAGCAAACTGATCTTCGTCTGAGTTGGGTGTTGAAGTAATAATTGCTTTACCGCCTGTGGCCAGAGTGGGGCTGATAGAAGTCCAAAACTCTGTGGCAATTGTGGGTCGTACAAACGCAAACTCGTCAGCGTATAACAGTGATATAGACATACCACGCCCGGTATTTTCAGTAGTTGTTGCACTTACAATACGACTACCATTGTCAAACTCTAGAGAGCCTTTGTTGTAGCTGGTAACACCTGCTCTGATATAATCAGGCACTGACTCATATGCGTATCTCACACGTTGCATAATTTCCTGAGCACCTGTGTATTTGTGTGCGGCAACAAGAATAGTTGAATCAGGTACAAACATAGCATACCATAGTAGATATCCTGCCGCGCTTGTGGATTTACCTGTTTGTCGAGGCATCAAACTGATGCTGTATCTATAATCGTGATAGGTACCAATCAGTCTACGTTGATATTCAAACGGATGATACAACATACGCCCACGTGTGGGATGCTGAATATAGAAAAAATGGTCCATGAAATAAATAGGACCATCAACAGGATCTGCACACAGAGCAAACTCTTGTATCTGTTCGTCGGTGTAAACAGTACTAGAGTACGGACTTTTAATTAATGCTGTTTCAGTAACTGCGGGCATGCCATATTTACACGTCCACGTGGACAGTGTTTATTAATTACACCAAGAAGTTTTGGCTTCGCCGTAGTACTCACGGGCAAAACCGTTGGCAATCAGTTGCTGGCGCAGGCTAACACCGTTTAGTAACACATCACCCAGCACACGGCCGCCATACTTGTCCCAGTCCATGAGTACAATTTGACGTTTTTGTGCATTGGCAATTGCTTGCTTGGTAAATGCTGAGGCAGCTTCACCACGCTGTGCTTCACTAGCACACTGAGCACGATGTCCTTTTTCTGGCGTGTCTACCCCAAACACTCTAATACTGAGTTCAGGCTTGAGTGGTGCTGGCAACCAAGTGGCCTGTATGCCTACAGTGTCACCGTCTATGACTCTGGTGATCACAGCGTCATAGGTGACACCAGGTCGTTGTTTGGG